CGTCAGCAGCGACGGCAGGGTGAAGTAGGTCGATCCGTCGCCCGTGATGACATTCGCGCCGCCTTCGGAAACGACCGCGCCTGTACCGCTCTTGGTTGCCATCGCCCCGGCGCGGGCATCCCACAAGCCCGTATCGTTGGCATACCAGAAATAGCCGTAATACGGCCCCCCGGTATCGAGAAGTACCTGCCCTGTCGGCTGTGCCATGAGTTAAATCAGGCGTTGCCTTCGGTCAACGTCGAAGCATTCAGCGTCACATCGACGCCGGTCGCAATCGTCCCGGAAAACGTCATGTCGGCAGGGATGCTCAGGTCAGCGACGAAATCATCAGCCGAGGTCGTCAGGCGAACCCATGTCGGTGTTCCCGCAACGTGACCAGAGTTAGTCTGCGTCACGCCCGCCTCGTCGAAATCAATCGCCGCGCTGCCCGCCGTGCCGATGGTCGTGCCAAAGACCAGCGTTGCCAACAGCGTTTGCGTAGTGACTGCCGCGCCAGTTGCCGGGCGGGTGCCGTCGTAGAATTTCAGCTTCGCGCTTGCGCCAGCAGCGGTGATGATCGCCTGAGCGCGAGCGGTGCGCAGGGTGGTGGAAAGGGCAAGTGCCATGGGTTACTCCTCGTCAGAATCGGTGTAAAAGAAAATCGCGTACATCGCCAGCAGGCCGATGATCCACACCGCCAGCCAGATCAATCCTGTCCAGATGGTCATTGTTGTGCCTCGATGTCAGCTTGCAGTTGATTGAGCATCAGCGTGGTGACGGCGCAGTCGGCGAGGGCTTCCGCTGCATCGACTCCGGCAAGAGGTACTGGCTCGGGGCGATTTGCATAAGCTCCGCCGGAGGGCGGTACTTGGATGCCGGGGCCACTGTTGGACACGATTGGCACCCGGACAGCGCCACACTTGCCAGCAGCAACACAGCGTTTGTAAATTTCATGGTCATTTTTCAGTGCCTCCAGTTGGGCGGAATAGCGTTTGATCGTTTCTTCCCGGCGCTTTTCCGCCGCCTCGTTCGCGGCGTTGATGATCGCCTGCTGCTCGTTTTTGTAATCAATGAGCGCCTGCTTGGCGTTGTCGAGTCGAAAGCCCTGAATCGCCCACGCGGCAGACCAGCCGACCGATGCAGCCAGCAGGTAGGGCCAGGCGAAGCGCAGGACGGAGAGGATGGCGGTGATCATTTTTGTTCCAGCGCACACGCCCCGAGGGCGATGCTCAGTTGTGCCAGCGTCTGCGTGGCGCGATTGGCAGCCAGCGTGCAGCGCACCGCCTCGCCGAAGCAGGCCATCCACCAGCCATAGGGCAGATACTGGATCGACGGCCGGATCGGGTCGCGCAGGGTGCCGTCGTCAGTGACTACAAGCAGACTCATGATCGCTCCTCAAAGGTCGAAATCGTCATATTTGTGCGCCGTCTCAACGACTCCACGGTGTCGCGGCGACCGGACGTTGCGCTGCCACTTATCGTCTATGGTCGCGAACCCAATGTATGCCCCGGCGACCGCGCTGATGAATGTGTAGAACGGCCACGCCAGCTCGCCGAGCTGATCGGATTCCGTCACCAGCAGGAGCGCCGGAAATGACATGCCAGCCAGCACGGAGAGCCACGCCATGCGGCGCCTGTTCAGCCAGCGATCCTCTTCCTGATTCATGCCGGGTACTCGTTTCGCGGGAGCTCAAAGTGCGGACCGTCCGGAAAGGTTTTCCAGTCGCCGCCCCAGGTGATCGAAATACCCAGTTCGCCGGCCGCCTGCTTCATGGCGTCGGCGATCTGGTAGTAAAGCGGCCAGTCCCAGCGCACCGAGCCGCCGACCAGTGCGCCGAGATCGACGGCGTGCCCGGTCAGGTGACGCGAATTCATCGTCTTGGTTGCCTTGGCCGCGAAAAGATGTTCCTGCCTGGACTTTGAGCGCACCCCTTCGAGCACGACGAAATCGACGGCGCTGATCGACAACGCTCGCGCAACAACATCGACAAGATCGGGATGCACGCCGGAAAGCCGGTCTTGTGATTTGCGCGAAAGATGGAAGGTCATTTTCCGCCGACCTTGAGCATAACCCCCGTCCACAGCGCCAGGACCAGACCCGAGACCGCCACGCCGACCGCCGTCATTACGCCCTTGGCAGCCGCCTTGCGCATGCTGGCGCCGAATCGCAGGTTTTCGCGAAACTCTTCCACATCTTTCGGGACATCGATGTCGACGCCGAGAATGGCGAAGACCTTGCGCACCGCCTGGTCGGCAACGTCGCGGGCCTCCGGGCAGGGTAAATCATTCGGGCATTCGCGGCGCTCCGGGCCGCGCCAGTGGATTGGCTCGTGGCTCATGTGGCGTCCTTTTCGCGCTGCGTGGTGCGGCTGATGTCTCCCTTCGCGTCGCGCTCAACGTGCGAGGTGGTTTCGCGGGTCGGCATGCCGACGATGCGGACTTCCCTGATTTCTACCGGCGCCGGGGTGTTGCTGACGTTCACATTCGGCGCGGCCACGCTGACCGATGGCGCGGACACATGCACGGTCGGGGCCGGGAGCGTCGCTTCCAGATTGACTACGGCCGGCTCGATGGTGACCGATGGCGCCGCAACCTCCACCCGCACTTCCGGCGCCGGTCCTTCGGGCAGATGATTGGTGATATTGACCACCGGCGGCGCGACCGGCGCCGGTCGGGTGGATTCGATGACGCGCGCCAAAGAATCCATTGCCCGCGCCAGCCCGGCATCTTCTTGCCCGGCTTGCGCCTGGAACCCAGAGCGGTTGGCGCGCATTGATTTGGGTGGCGGCAAAGCGTCGTCGTCTTCCTCGCCGTCGTTTTCTTCCTCGCCTTCGCGGTCGTCTGTTTCTTCGGCGGGCTCTTTTTCGATCGGCTCGGTGCGGATGCGCTCGGCGACGGGGTCGACATCAAGCCCGGCGACACGGCGCGCTTCGACTTCGCGAGCGCGCTGGCGGTGCTTGGTCTCCCAGTCTACGCCGTCGTGCAGGATCGATTCGGCGGCTACGGTACTGATGCCGATGCTGATGCGTTTTTCGGCAGCAGCGACTTCCTTGAGCGGATCGATACTACCCGGTCCGTCGCCGATCCAGACGGCAGCGCACCAGGCGCGGCGGTAGGCCGGGTCGGCGAAAAATCCGGGAGCGCGGACGCGGCCCAGGGCGACGGCCTCTTCGAGCCAGAGTTCATAAACCGGCTGGCAGAAGTTGCCCACCAGCCAATCGCGGCGGATGCGGAAAAAGCGCCAGGCGTCGAGCAAGGCGGCGCGGGCGGCGCTGTAGCTGCTGGTAAAGTGCTTGACCAGCACTTCGAAGGGCAATTCCAGACCAACACCAACTTGACGCAGCACGGCCATGACGAACGGGTCGAACTGCGCATTCGGACGGCCGAGCGCCGGGGCTTCGACCGACTCGCCTGGCAGCAGATTGACGGCGCGGCCGGGCGCATTAAGGTCGGCGGTTTGAATGCTGCCGTCCCATTTCGAGGCCGCCTTGAAGTAGTCGGACTGCTCACCGTCTCCGAATAGTGATCCAAAGGCATCAGCATCCATTTTGACAAAAACGGCGAACGCGGCAGAGACGACGGCGGCGCTGATCTCGGCCTCGCTGTAGCGTGTGAGCTGTTTGAGCGGTTCAATGACGGCAGCGAGATAGGGCACGCCGCGCGCCTGCCCAGGACGGCGGCGCTCAAACAGATGGATGGCGTTGCGGCGCCCGCCGCTACTGCGCGCCGGCACCGGAGACCATTTTGCGCCAGCACGATAACGCGAACCGGGATGCACATTGCAGACGTGGTAGGTTTGAGCGGCGCCGAATTCATCGACTTCCACCCCGGCAATCAGTCGCTGTCCGTCGGCTTGATTGCCGGGGTTGCACAGCCGGTCGGCCTCGACCAACTGCACGGCCATGCGATAAGGGCGACCGCTGGCGCGGAATGGAAACAAGGCGAGGATGTCGCCGGATTCCAGTACCGAGCGAAACGCCAGCGACTGCAGGCCGTAGAAATTTTGCTGCAGGGTGATGTCACACTCGGTAGATTCGGCCCACAGTTTGTATTCGCGGGTTGTGCTGGCAACCCAGGCGCGGGCCTCGTCTTCGCTGATTCCGAGGAATTCGTGATCTGGCTCCGGCTGCAAGGACAGGCCAGTACCGACGACATGATTGACCACGGTGCTGATCGCGCCGCCAGCCAGTGCGCTGGTGCGGGCGAGGTCTCGGCTATAGGCGCGCAGGTCTTCGAGGTCGGGCGAGATGTCGGCATTGGCATCACCGACACCGGGATTCCAGCCGGACAGCGCCGGTCGACCACGGCGACCGCCGCCACCAAAATACCCACCAGCCATCATGTCATACATGGCGCGAGACTTGAGGCGTTTGAATGCCGTGGACGGCGAAATGGCGGCGATGGCGCGGTCAAGCAAATTCGGCTTTTGTTTGGCCATCATTACCAGCTCGGCGATATGGCGCGCGAGCGACCACGGCCAAAGGCGGCATTGGCCAGCGCTTTCACCCGGCGATCCCAGGCGTCTATGCCGCGCTGAATGGCGTCGAGATTGGCGCGTGTCAAGGTCTCGCCGTCGATGGATACACTCTGCCCCTTGAGCACCTTGGTCTCGGCCGCCAGGTATTCGGCGAGCTTTGCTTCGGCCTGCGCCAATGTAATCCCGGACATGGACACTCCTTTTGACCATTGGCTTAGGGTAGCGAGTGCGGCTGTCTCATTTCAGGGGCGTTTGAGACTACTTTTATTTGTGCAGCAGCCGATACAGCGACGCTCGACTGATGCCGTGCCGACTAGCGGCTTCCTTGACGCGACCGCTGCGCCTGGCCTCTTCGATGGCTTTGCGCTTCGCCTCCTCAAACTCCGGGGCGCGGGCGGGCACATAGGCGTCTGACCGCGCCCAGTAGGCACGCACCGGCGCATCCTGTTCGCGTACCTTGGCGGCGATTTGATCGACGACGGATTGTTCGAAGCCGAGATCGCCGGCCAGGTGATTGCGCAACGCGCATTCAATGCGCTCGAGAATGTCTGCCACGATGTCTTTTTCCTTACTCATTTGCGCGACCAGTTGGCGAGACGCGAGCCGGA